TTTAAAGCGTTGGCTGAGTTCCAACAAGAAGTGCCAGTAATCTTTAAAGGTACAACAGCGGGAAGCGGAAACTTTGCTTATCAGTATGCAGACCTTCCAGCTATTCTAAACGTGATTAATCCTTTAATGCAGAAACACGGATTAGGATTTACCCAACTAACTAACCACAAAGAAGGAGTTGACTATTTAGTAACTGTAGTATTTCACGTAGAAAGCGGAGAAACTTTAGAAACATCGTTACGTTTAATGCCTGACGTAGAGTTAAAAGGTCAAAACATCTTCCAGTCTTACGGAAGCCAACTTACTTACTTTAGACGTTACGGCATCTCTCAGATACTTGGTTTGGTTACGGACAAAGACACGGATGCAGTAGGAGAGACTACCAAGAAAAAGATATTCCCTAATGAACGTTTTGAAACGGGAATGAATATGGTATTTAAAGGCGAAATAACAAAAGAGCAGTTTCTTAAAGCCGTTAAAGGATATGAACTAACAGAAGACCAATCTAAACAACTTGAAGCGATATGAAAATTAGATGTAGCGCAATAGGAAAGTTGATGAGTACTCCCCGATCAAAAGGGGAGATACTCTCAGAAACGGCAAAAACTTACATACAGGATTTGTTTAAGGAAAAGGAGTTAGGAATATCACGTGAGTTCTGGAGCAGATACACCGACAAAGGACTACAAATGGAAGACGAAGCTATTGATTTCGCTGGTCAAGTCTTAGGATGGGATTTCGTAGTAAAAAACGAACAAGGCTACGAGAACGATTGGATAAGCGGAACACCTGACGTAATTACAAAGTACTTACTTGCCGACATTAAATGTTCTTGGGATGGCAATACCTTTCCTCTATTTGACGCCGAGTTAAAGAATAAGGATTACTTTTGGCAACTACAAGGCTATATGTGGTTAACGGGATTAGACCAAGCTGAGTTAGTTTATTGCTTAATGGACACACCTCATCAAATAGTAGAAGACGAAGTACGTAGAGCGCATTGGAAAGCTGGTCTTATAGACGAAGATTTAGATTTACGTGAGGCGGTACAATCTCAGCATACTTTTGATCACTTACCAAATAACCTACGAATTAAAAGATTCATCGTAGAAAGAAACGAAGATGCTATTGAGAATATTAAAGAGAAGGTAGAGTTAGCGAGAGAGTATTACGAGCAACTTAAAAGTATATTATGAAGGATAGCATAGTAGAATCCGTTATTACGCAATTTAAAGCCCGTTCAGAGCGTGGAATAGATAAATACGGAGTAACACTTGACAGAACAGATTTAAGTACGTTAGAATGGCTAAAACATCTACAAGAAGAATTAATGGATGCAACGCTATATATTGAAAAACTAAAACAAGAATTGAAATGACAAACATACTTGAAATATTAGAGAATGAATTTGAAAAAAGAAAACTAAGGGCAAAAGAATTTTATCACGATTTTTGTAGATTAGAAAGAGAAAACAAAAAGCTAATAAAAGAAAATCAAATGCTTAGAAATGACTTACAAGAATTAAGTAAAGAATTTATTAATCAAAAACAAAAGTAAAATGCAGTACGACAACACGAACAAAGTTGTAATCTTTAAGAACAACAAGAAAGAGAAAGAAACACAGCCTGACTATACAGGAACTGTAAACGTAGAAGGTAAGGACTATTCTGTTAGCCTATGGATCAAAGAAGGTAAAGCAGGTAAATTCTTCGCTGGTAGCATTCAAGAACCATTTAAAAAGATGGAGAACTTTAGCGATAAGGTGAATAATAAGAACGAAACTGATCTTCCGTTTTAAAACAAAAGTCAAATAGAATAGTTATATTTGTGTAATAGTTCTCTTCCTACATTATAAGAACTTAAAAACTTATTCGACCCTGTCGATGAAGCAGAAGTAGGAAGCTGTGGATTCGATGGGGTTTTTTATTTTATTTAATTTATATGAAGTACATTTTAGATTGCATTAACGAGAAAGGATTATCTCTTGAATTAAAACCTGAAGCTGGATGCGTTTGCATCACAATATTAGATGATTGTGGTTATAAGATGATTTATTTTGGAGAGGATGAAGTATATGAATTATTAGGTGTATTACACCATATTCAAAAACAAATGACTCAAAATAAAAAATAAATTATGAACGGATACGAACTAAGTAGAAACTTTTGTGATTGGGCATTTGAAAATCCTGATAAGGTTAAACCAATACACTATGCAATATATTATTTTTCTATTGAGCATTGTAATAGACTTGGATGGAAAAATAAATTTGGATTTCCTTCGCAGATGGTTATGGAAGCCATAGGAGTTAAGAACTGGAGAACATACTCAGCAGGTTTAAATGATCTTGTGGATTTTGGATTTATAGAGATGGTTGAAACTAGCAAAAATCAATACTCATCCAACATAGTTGCTATTGTAAAAAATACCAAAGCACCTACCAAAGCACTAGACAAAGCACTGTCAAAGCACAGTACAAAGCACAGTCAAAGCACTGTTAGTATAAATAAACAAGAAACAATTAAACAAATAAACAAAGTTCCTTCATCTGAAGAGTTTGTTGCTTATGGTATTTCTGTTGTTGAAGATGTATCTATTGAAGCATTAAAAATAAAATATGAAAGTTGGTTAGTTAATGATTGGTGTAAGGAGAAGAATGGTAAAATGATTAAAATTGTAAATTGGAAATCAACTTTAAATAATACAATACCATTTTTACCTAAACAACCTAAACAACCTACTGTTGTTGATCCATTAGTTGAACGTGCTAAAAAATTACAAGAGCAATATGGTATTAAGTAACGGAAGTGCGAGAAGATATCTGCACGATTACAAAGACGGGAAAATAGCACAAGGGCTTGGCATAGATTGTAAGCTGGATGACTATTTAAGATTTAAGATAGGTCAGTATAACGGAATTCTTGGCGGAGACAATGTCGGAAAAACTTATTTTATGACTTGGTATATGTTAGCGTTAACTACTAACCATAAATTAAAATGGGGTATATGGATGGATGAGAATTCTAAAGGTCAAGTGCTGCGTGATTTGATACAGATGTATTCAGGTATTCCGTTTAAGAACTTATCACACGAAGAAATAGATTTCTATAATGATTACTTAGAAGATTATTTTTTCTTTATTGATAATAGGCAGCAGTATAAACCTGAAAATTTGCTAAAAGAATTTGAAGCAATACCAGCGGATGGTTATTTTATTGATCCATTTAATCAATTAGACCACGATATGAATTACGAGAGCAACATTAAATTTATTCGTAGTTTAAAACGATGGTGTAAGATTAACAGAAAGACGGTTTATTTAAGTATGCACCCGGTTACAGCTTCAGGAAGGAAAGCAAGTGAATATCCAGCAAAGCATATGTGGGAAGGTCAACCAATGATTCCTAATAAATCTATGGCTGAAGGTGGAAAAATCTTTGCTAATATGTGCGATGATTGGATTAATATTCACAGATTAACTAAACTTGAATCAATGCAATATTTTACTTTGATAGATATAGATAAAATAAAAGATAAAGATACGGGTGGCGGTCAGACTATGAGTAATGATCCTTTAATGTTTTATTATAATCACGGATTAGGTTTTACCATTGAAAATGTGAATCCAATTAAACCAGGTAAACACGAACCTAAGACATTATCAATAAATACTAACTTTGACGATAAATTACCTTTCTGATGGACTTAGTAAAATTAAACTTAGCATACTTAAATCTTAGCTTAACTGCTAATAAGATACTCTTTAGGTCTAAATACGAACCTAAAAAGAAAGCAGAACTGGACAAGCAAGTAGCAGACTTAGATCAAGTACGTGAAGTGTTGACTATTTTAGAAGCAAGTAATCGTGTTTTAGAACGAAAGTTACTTGAACTACACGAAGAGAATCTTAGGTTAACACGAATGAATGATGATTTAAAACTAATAATAGACCTATGAACGAACCGCAGTTATTAAAGTTTTTAACGCTAAACTACATAGATGATTTACAAAAAAGCGAAGACACCTACTGCGAGTATGACTGCTATAGTAAAAGGTTTAATATGGTAGTAGAGTTAAAATGCCGTAATACACATTACGATAAATTAATGTTAGAGAAGTACAAGTACGACAAGCTAAATAAACACGAAAGACCTTACTACATAAACTCTACTCCTAAAGGAATCTATATATTCAATGTAAAGAATATAACTCCTAACTGGGTAACTAATCAGATGCCTAAACAAACTGAATTTGAAAACACGGAGAAGATAGATAAAACTTATTGCCTACTAAACATAAAAGAAGCCATATGCATAAAGTATTAAAGCCTAAAAAATGCCGTGTATGTAAATCTGAGTTTACTCCTACGTACGCTACAACACAAAGCGTTTGTTCTGTTAAATGTGCGGTGGTTCTTACGGAGGTTAAAAAGTCTCAAGAATGGGCAAAGAAAAAGAAAGTGCTTAAAGACGAATTAACCACCGTTCAGGACTTAATGAAGGTAGCCCAGCAAGTGTTTAATAAATACATCCGATTAAGAGATCAGGGTAAAAATTGTATTAGCTGCGGACAGAAACCAAAGAAAGAGAACGCAGGACATTTCTACAGTGCCGGAACGCATACATCTGTAAGGTTTGACGAACGAAACGTGCATCTTCAATGTGAACATTGTAATTCATTTTTAAGCGGTAATTTGCTTATGTATCGGGAAAGGTTATTAGCTAAGTTAGGCTTTGAAGAGTTTGAGCGTTTAACGGAAGATGCTACAAAAACACGAAAGTACACACGAGAAGAATTAAAAGAAATAATACAAAAATACAAAAACATATTAAAAAGCCTAAATGTTAAAAAATGTTAAATTATTGAAAAAAGTTTGCGTAATTCAAAAGTAATTTTTATATTCGTATATAGTTCTTTGATAAACAAATTAAAAACAAGAAAGATGATTTACAACATTGAAGTGGTGAGTGTAAATGGTGGTATGGATATACTGCAATGGCACAAAAGAAAAACTAAAAAAGCATCCTTGAATTTAGCTAAGAAATTAAGTTTAAAATATAAGGCTAAAGGTAAGACACCTGAAGGGTGGAATGGTCAAGAATGCGTATGGGTTGAAGTATGTAACAATGATTATGAAAAGGTAGAGCATTACCAATTTAGAGAAGGTGTACAGGTTTACTATTCAAATGGATTTTGAGTTATGAGAGGTGGCAAAAGAGAAAATGCAGGTAGACCAAAAGGCGAACCTACAATTACGTTTAGTACAAGGATAGCAGAAAAGCATTTAAAAGGATTAAAAGAGGTTATTAGTATATACAAACAAAAGATAAAAGATGAGACTAACAGATGATATAGAAATAACTAACGAGGACAATATGCAAATGATGAGTCGTTATCCTGATAAGTATTTTGATTTAATTGTGACTTCTCCCCCTTATGATAATTTACGAAAATATCAAAGTAATATAGATAAAAATATTTTTACAGAATTGTATAGAATATTAAAAGATGGGGGCATTTTATGTTGGAATGTTTTTGATGAAAAAAAAGAAGGATATTCAGGTACTTCTTTGATACAAGCATTAAATTTTATGGATGTAGGTTTTAATTTGCATCAATATTTAATATATGAAAAAAATAGTGTTGCTTTTAATGCCAAAAAAGATGGAAATTTATATACTAATATTTTTGAATTTATCTTTATATTTTCTAAAGGAAAACCAAAAGCAGTTAATTTAATTATTGATAAAAAAAATAAATGGGCTGGGCATTCTTCTTATGATGGTAAAGTAAAAAATGTAGCAGATTTTTCTCCAAGAACGAGTATATGGAAATATAACACAAGTGAAAATGATAAAACTGGTCATCCAGCAGTAATGCCTGAAAAATTAGCAAGAGATTTAATTTATTCTTATTCGAATGAAAATGATATTGTTTTTGATCCATATTGCGGAAGTGGTACTACTGCTAAAGAATGTTTTAATTTAAACAGAAAATGTGTTTCTTGTGAGTTAGATTCTGAATACTATGAAAAGGCGGTACAAAGAATTAAAAATCACGTTAGCCAACAAAAACTTTTTTGATGTATCTAATAGCCCTAATAACAGTTGAAGGAATAATAACACAAGGAAATAAATACAAATGCATAGGCGAAACAGAAAACTACTACGTAATAAAAAACGATGTTAACAAACACGAGTGTATAAGAAAGCACTTTTTTATTAAAGAATAATTTTATATTTGACAAAAAAACACACTATGAAAGATTACGACAGCTTTAGAATTTATGACTTTACCGGATTTGAAAAAGAATTTGGTTTTAGTATGAAGGTAGATGGCAAATGGCAGGAGTTTACTTGTACGGCAGACTACCACGTTAAGTATGATTCTCCTGAAGATAACTTTACAATGATCTTAGACAAAGCAGATGTACAGATGTACGATGCTACAAAAGAAGACTACGTAAGCTACAGCCTAACAAAAGACGAATTAACTACTCTTCAAAGCTGGATGCACGATGCTACCCATTGGGATGAGTACTACGAGTATATGAACCTACATCAATAAGCTATGTATTTGTATTTTTTGATAGTTACATACTTATGCTTGGTGTTTTCATATCTTGCATATAAGACAGAAAACTTTACCTTTGCATACATCCTGTTAGTTTTAGCAGGTTTAAATTTGATTGGTTTAACAATACTTTGGATAGATGGCGGTGACTATAACGTTTTCAGATGACGATCACAAAGAAGCTATAAAGGCTTTAAAGGTGAATGATTTTATCCATTGTATGTGGGAGTTAGATCAATGGCTAAGAGCAGAATGTAAATATAACGAGAAAAGGGAAGAGAAGGAGATAGATGCGTTATACGAAGCAAGGGAGAAACTAAACGATTTGCTACACGAAAACGGATTAAATCTTTATGAATAAGCAACAATACCTTACCAAGCTACGTCAATATAGGGCGCATCGTAGGTCTAAAGACTGGGTGCGCTCTTGGTTTTTTAGTTCAGATGTTACTTGTCCTAACTTTCAGTTTGTAAGGCTAAACCCTGAAGAATGAAAAAACTTTTTAAGGCTATAGAATTAATCTACGTGTATGTTATTAGCAGAATCTACAGAAACATCGACTGAGTGGCTAAATAAGGTTGCTAAACATCACAAGTTTTTTGTAGGTGTGGTAGAAGGCTTCGGAGAAAAGTTCTACGCTGAAGACATCGTACAAGAAATGTATTTGAGATTATACAAGTACACTACGTGGGATAAGATAGTAAAAGACGGAGAAGTAAACAAAGGCTTTGTATGGTTTGTACTAAGAAACATTTATGTAGATTTCTGTAAGCAAAAAAGTAGAATAGAGAAGTGTGATCTAAACGAAGCTATCTATGTTTTTGATGACTCGGTAGATAAACACGAAACACACGCTAAAAACTCCATAGACTACAAAGTAACCGAAGAGATAAAGAGATGGCATTGGTATGATAAGATGTTATTTGAACTTTACAGAGATTCAGGAATGAGTATGCGTGAATTAGAAGCAGAAACCAAGATAAGTCTAACTTCTATATTCCACACCATAAAGCATTGTAAGCAGCAATTACGAGAAGCAATAGGAGAAGACTATCAGGATTACATTAACGGCGATTATGAGTTACTATAATATGGATAACGAATACTACAGTAAAGAAGAAGCCCGTGAGTTAATAGCTTATTTAAGGCGAGAGATAGATAATGTGCTACGTGAACACAATCAGTTATTAGATAAACACGAAGCGTTACAAGAAGAGTTTAACCAGTTAAAAGAAAGATATATTAATTTAGCACGATGAAGACAATACGAGCGTATTTAGAAAATCAAAAGGAGTTAGCCTATGTCGCATTTGCTCAGAGTATGCAAGGCGAAGGTGTTAACTTATTGAATGGGAAACACTATTTAGAAAGAATAGTACACTTAGAATTATTAATTAAAGAGTTAGGAAATGGAAAAGAAAAGAAGGGGTAGACAGCCTAAAGTAGTTCAAGAAGTCGTAGAAATAGTAAAAGACGATGTACAAGAATTAGTAAACGACATCAAAGAAGATGTTTCCAAAGGTTTGGGAGATACTTTAGAGAAGGTATTTAAGAAGACGGGTATAGACAAAGTAGCTAAGTGGATAGCTGGAGAAGATTGCGGATGTGATAAGCGTAAGGAGAAGTTAAATAAAATGTTTCCTTACAGAAAGATTAACTGCCTAACGGAAGACGAACACGGAATACTTGAAACATTCTTTAGTAGAAACACGGCAGAGATAAGCCCAAGTGATCAACACGCACTACTAAAAGTATACAATAGAGTTTTAAATGTAAAGCAAGAGCCTACAAGTTGTTCTTCTTGCTGGAGAGATATAGTAATGCAGTTACGTAAAATACATAAAGAGTACGAAGATGCCAATTCCTAAGACAAACCTAACAATACACTATGATAACAATGCGGAAGTGGTTAAGGAACTCGGAGAAGTCGGTAGGCTGTTTGGAAAGTGACTACTACATAGTATTCATAAACCCTGAGAGCCATCTTAAAACTTGGAACGCTCTAAAACTTATGCTAACTATAGCAGAAGCAAAGTACATAGTATTCTATGACTACGAGATAGGTCTAATGGAACTGCATCCGGTAGATAAAGACGAATTTGAAGCATACACTTACAACCCTAATTAGTGCAGTTAAATACACTTTTAGAAAGTAAACGTAAAGAATAAGAGTAAAAGGAAATAAAAAGAGCAATATAAAGCACTATGAAAGTAGATAAAGTAAAAATAAGCGAGGTAAAGACGAATCCAAAGAATCCACGTTTAATTAAGGATGATAAGTTTAAGAAGCTGGTTAAGTCTATTCAGGAGTTTCCTCAAATGCTTGAGATAAGACCTATCGTAGTAGATGAGAATAATATCGTACTCGGTGGTAATATGCGTTTAAAAGCGTGTAAAGAAGCAGGGTTAAAAGAAGTGTTTATTGTCAAGGCAGAGAATCTTACCGAGGAACAAAAACACGAATTCATAGTAAAGGATAATGTTGGATTTGGTGAATGGGACTGGGATAGTTTAGCTAATGAATGGGACGTTGAAAAACTTGAAGAATGGGGATTGGATTTACCTATTGATTTAAGCATTAATGAAGAACTTGAAGCCGAAGAAGATAACTACGAAATACCAAACGAAATAACAACCGATATTGTTTTAGGTGACTTATTCGAAATAGGCGAACACCGTTTACTTTGCGGAGATAGTACGGATAGCGACCAAGTGGTTAAATTAATGAATGGACAGAAAGCGGATATGGTATTTACAGACCCACCTTATGGAATGGCATATGAAAGCAATGCTTGGGATAGTAAGAAAAGCGAAGTAAAACAAAAAAGAACTGACACACAAATTTTAAACGATGAGAATACAAATGTAGGACAAGACGCATTAAGTTTAATTCCATTATTTTTAGAAAATAATAGACATTTTTATATTTGGTGCAGGTGGGATTGCTTTAATGATTTTAAAGAAGTTTGTGAAAATATTGGTAAAATTAAAAGTGTTGTAGTATGGGATAAAGGCGGTCCTGGTTTAGGTGATTTAAAAGGTTCTTATGGTGATAGTGAATGGGCAATATTTGGAATGATTGGTAGACGAGAATTACACGAAAGACAAAATGGAGTTTGGCAAGTTAATCGAATGAAAGGTTTACAAATGCAACACCCAACACAAAAGCCTTTAGAAATATGCGAAAGAAGTATAAATAATTCAACAAACATTAATGAATTAATTTTAGATTTCTTTTTGGGCAGTGGTTCAACAATGGTAGCTTCACACCAACTTAAACGCAAATGTTACGGAATGGAATTAGACCCAAAATATTGTCAAGTAATAATTGACCGAATGAAAAAGTTAGACCCGAGTTTAGTTATTAAAAGGAATGGAGAATTAATAAAATAACACCGATATAACACCGATTATGGCAAAAGAAGACAATTTAAAACCTAATTGGGAGAAAGGCGAAAGCGGAAACCCCAACGGTAGACCCAAAGGGAGCCGCAACAGAAGCACAATAGCACGGCAATGGTTAGAAGTTAATCAGAACCTAAAGAATCCTTTAACAGGTGAGAATGAAACAATGTCTCAGGAAGATTTAATGACGTTAGCATTGATTAAGAAAGCACGTGAAGGAGATGTAGCAGCGTATAAGGCTTTGATGGATAGCGGATATGGTGCGCCTGTTCAGCAGATAGAGCAGCATAATATTGAAATACCTTTATTCCCAGATGTTTCAGAGAACGACGGCAACGAATAAAATACTTTCTTTAAAGAAGCGTATTAAAATAGTTCAGGGTGGCAGCAGCGCGAGTAAGACGTACTCTATATTAGCCGTATTGATCAATAAGGCTATACAAACACCTAACTTAGAAATAAGTGTAGTAGCTGAAACAATACCACACCTAAGAAGGGGAGCATTAAAAGACTTTCTGAAAATACTTAAGTGGACTAATAGGTACTATGACGATCAGTTCAATAAATCTTTACTTGTTTACCAATTTAAAAACGGAAGCTACTTTGAATTCTTTAGTGCTGACGATAGTTCTAAGCTAAGAGGTGCGAGAAGGGACATACTCTATATTAACGAGTGTAATAACGTAACTTTTGAATCATATAACGAATTAGCTATACGTACAAAGAAAGAGGTTTACTTAGACTTTAATCCAGCCAATGAGTTTTGGGTGCATACGGAACTAAAAGACGAATCAGATTCTGACTTTATTATCCTTACTTACTTAGATAACGAAGCCTTAGACCAATCTATAGTAGAACAGATAGAGAAGAATAAGGAGAAAGCGAATACATCTGAGTATTGGAGAAATTGGTGGAATGTTTACGGACTTGGATTAGTAGGTAGCTTAGAAGGTGTCGTGTTCAATAATTGGAAAATAGTGGACATATTGCCAAAAGATGTACGGCTAATAGGTGTAGGTTTAGACTTTGGTTATAGCGTAGACCCTACTTCGATAATAGAGGTATATCAATACAATGGTCAGCGAATAGTAAACGAGAAAGTGTATAGAACGGGTATGCTTAATTCTGACATAGCAAAGGAACTACCTAAGAACGTTCCGGTATACGCTGATAGTGCAGAGCCAAAAAGTATAGAAGAGATACGCAGACACGGAATTACGATTAAAGGAGTAACCAAAGGAAAGGACTCTATTAACTACGGAATAGATGTAATGCAACGTCAGGACTATTTAGTGACATCCACAAGCACGAACCTAATCAAAGAACTTAGGGCCTATTGCTGGGACACGGATAAGACTGGAGTAAGATTAAACAAACCTACGGGAACAGATCACGCTATAGATGCATTAAGGTATCACGAGATGGAAACATTAGGACTAAACACAAGCTATGGAACATACGCCATCCGTTGAAGAAATGGTAGCTATAGTACAAGAGTATATATACGAAAGAAAGCGTGTAAGAGTACGAATTGTATTTGACAACCCTATGAGTATGCGAAAGCATATAATAATGCTAAACGAAGCCTATTCATATGTATTAGCATATAGAAACAACACAAACACTAATTAAAAGTTTTAATACTATGAAGTTAGAATTACTAATACCAACAAGTTTAGACGAGATTCCATTAAAGCACTATCAGGAATTTAGAAAGACTGTTGACACTTCCAACGATCCTGAGTTCATATCTGAAAAGATGGTGCAGTTATTCTGTGGCATAGAGTTAAAGGATGTAGTAAAGATAAAAGCTACTGACCTTTCGGATATGGTAGAACACTTTAACCGCATATTTGCGGTGAAACCAACCTTTAAACACCGCTTTAAAATAGAAGACATTGAATTTGGGTTCATTCCAAACTTAGAGCAGATTTCTTGGGGTGAGTATATAGATGCTGAAAAGTATTTAAGTGGCTGGGATAATATGCACAAAGCTATGGCGGTGCTTTACAGACCTATCAAAAACACGAAAGGAGATAAGTACGAGATCATAGACTACGAAGGAACGGGAGAGTATGCCGAACTAATGAAGTTCACGCCAGTAAGTATAGCAATGGGTGCCTCGGTTTTTTTTTGGACTTTAGGACTCGAATTATTGGAGGCTTTAGCGGACTATTTGGAGAAGGAGACGAGGAAGATGAGCAAAGCGACTACAGCGAACAAGCACAGTTTGGAAAGCAATGGGGATGGTATCAGTCAATCTATGCAGCAGCTAAAGGAAATATTCTCGACTTCGATAGAGTCACAAAGCAGCCCCTTGTTAAAGCATTAACGTTTCTAACATTTGAGAAGCAAAAGACGGAGATTGAAATTAGACAGATTAAAAAACAACAACAGAAATGGTAGGATTTTATAGCGTAATTGATAACATAAAGGCGGAACTTATAGCATCTCCGTTTGTAAACACGGTTACAGAAGGTAGCATATTTGAAGTAGACTTAAACAAACAGACGATCTTTCCTTTGTCACATATAATGGTAAATAATGTGAACATAGAACAGAACGTGATGAGGTTTAACATTAGCGTTATTGCTATGGACATCGTAGACATATCTAAGAGTGAAACAACGGATGTGTTTAAAGGAAACGACAACGAACAGGATGTGTTAAATACTCAGTTAGCAGTATGCCAAAGATTAGCAGCAAGTTTGTTTAATGGTGATTTGTCAGATACAAACTATCAGTTAGACGGAATACCAAGCTGCGAACCATTCACAGAGCGTTTTGAAAACTTGTTAGCTGGGTGGACTATGACGTTTGATATTATAGTGCCTAACGAAATGAGTATTTGCTAATGCAAAAAGACGAAATACAAAAGGCTTTAGAACGCTTTAGAGACCACGTAGTAAACCAAGCTAAACGAAACCTTACCACTAAGGATAAAAACGTTTCTAAGAAGCTACATCAATCTATTAGAGGTGATGTTAAAGTAATGCCTAATTCCATTGGGATGTATTTTGAAATGGAAGAATACGGAGCGTACCAAGATCAAGGGGTGAGAGGTAAGCGCAGTTCTGCTAAAGCACCTAACTCTCCGTTTAAGTTTGGTACGGGTACCGGAAGAAAAGGCGGACTTACTGAAGCAATGCAGAAATGGGTAGAAAGACGAAGGATTCAGTTCAAGAACAAGGATGGAAAATTTATGTCGTATAAATCTACTGCGTGGGTAATGACTAAAAGTATATACTCAAAAGGAATTAAACCGAGTTTGTTTTTCACTAAGCCATTTGAAGCAGCATACAAAAACTTACCTGAAGAGTTAATAGATAAATACGGACTCGAAGCGAGTAAACTATTTTTTGATATAATTAAACAACCTAAATAATGGCGAATATATTTGCACGTTCACCTTTCATAGTAGAAATAAACGAAACAGGACAGATAGAAACTAAGGTAGAGTTATTTATTTGGAATGGTACGGGATCAGCACCAGCATCTCCTACTTATACTTTGAGTAAGTTGATTCCAGCACCTACAATAACACGAACTACTTACAACATCTCGCCATATATCAAAGAGTATTTATCACACGTAGAGTTTCAGAATAACTATAACGTAGGCAACCAAGCGTTAACTACTACTGAGTGGTGTAATGTATCTGTGAAGAGATATAAGAAAATAAGCACATCCTTTGTTCAAGTAGGAACTACCACTACCTACAAAGCGTTTGATGGGTATACGCTCTACACGGAAGGATATAACGAAGACTTAGGAGATATTTTATTAGCTGCGAAAACGTACTATTATCTATATGATTCCGCTGCGGTTTTAGCTACCGACACTTTAAAGAGGGCTGGGAGCATAACTTGGAATGCAACAGCTGGTTATAAGGTTAAATACACGGAGTTAGTTACAGGCACTACAAACACGGCAACTATTCCGTCAAGTGGTGTTGTAACTTCGTATAGAGTACACCCTAACTACTACGACAACGGATGTTTAACGCAGATTACAGACGCATCTAACAACGTACTTTGGGAAGCTACATTTAAACCTAAGACAGAATGCCAATATAAGCCTATCTGCTGCGACTTTATTAATCGTTATGGTGCTTGGCAAAGAGAATACTTTTTTAAGGCTTCTAAGCGCAATATAAACGTAGAAAACACGGAGTACAATTTGCTTCAGTCTAACTTGGTTAATTACGATGTATTAGAAGGTCAACGTAAAACATTCAATACTAACTATACTGAGGTTATTACTGTAAACACGGATTGGGTAAGCGAAGACTTTTCTAATAACTTACAAGAGTTAATGACGAGTGAGCGGATTCTTTTAGATAACAGACCTGTGAAGATAAACACGAAAGCTACTGAGTTATTCAAACAGATCAATACTAAGATGATTAATTACACTTTAGAATTCCAATACGCAACTGATATAATCAATAACGTAGTATAATGCGAAAGGTACAAGTATATATAGAAGGTCAAAGGTTAGAACTATTCGAAGACGAACAGATACAAATTACTTCAAGCGTTCAGAACGTTCAGGATATAGCTAAAGTATTTACGGACTTCTCGCAAAGTTTTACCGTACCCGCTTCCGAACATAACAACCAAATCTTCCAGCATTTCTACGAAAATGCTGTTGATGCTACTGTAGACCATCAGTTAAGAAGGAACGCAAAGATAGAGATAGACTTAGTCACTTTCAGAACGGGTAAGATTCAGTTAGAAAAGGCAAACTTAAAAAAGGGTAGAGCAGAAAGTTACACTATTACATTCTATGGTGACATTAGAACGCTTCAAGATTATTTTGGAGAGGATAAATTGAATACATTAGATATGTCTCCATATACGCATCCATATAATGGAACACAAGTTTTAACACGAATAAACTCAAGTTCAGACTATGATGTAAGATATCCTTTAATTAGTTCAGAGAGATTATGGAGTTACGGAGATAACACAAGTACAGATATATCTCAAAATTCACGTCACATACATTATTCTGAATTATTTCCAGCTATTAGAATAGCGCGAATATTTGATGCAATAGAAACAAAATATGGAATAGATTTTCAAGGTTTATTTTTAACTAATAAAAGATTTACAAATTGTTATTTATGGCTAAAGAATAAAGATAGCTATGAATTTATAACAGATAGTAAAGAATTAGATTTTTTAGTAGTCTCTGGAGATACGTCGTTAACACCATTGTTTGATGTAAACACGAATTCTATTAATTTAAATTATACACAATTTCCTGTTCCAAGTGAAATGAGAATACGTGTAACAGCGTCTCGTTCAACTTTATTAAACAATACTATTTACATTGATGTATATAAAAATGGTTCTTTAATTAGTACAGTATCTAACCCTAGTACAAGCCAATGGTGGGCTGTATGGGATGTAATTGTGCCACACGTTCCTGGTACAAATGATGTTTATACTTTTAAAAATAGGGCTAATGAACCTTGTATAATTGTATCTACAGTTGAGTTAAGACTTTTAATATCTGGTGCAGAAATAGCAATAGCATCTTCAACTGTAGCGAATAACACATTTACATCTGATTTAGATATTATAGATAATATGCCCGATATGAAGATTGGAGACTTTGTCTCAGGTGTATTAAAACAATTTAATTTAACTTGTGTGCCTACTAATCCGACTACATTTAAAATAGAGCCATTAGAAAATTGGTATGCTCAAGGAAGATTAATAGATATAACTAAACATATTGATGTAGATAGCATAGATATAGAACGAGTTAAGCTATATAAAAAGATAGATTTTAAGCATCAAAAGGGGGAAACTATTCTAAGTAGAGAATTTGGAGATGCTAATTTTCGTGAATATGGAGATTTGCAGCAAGTATATGACTACGACGGAACAGATTATACTATCGAACTACCTTTTGAAAACATCTTACATACCAAATTTACAAACACGGATTTACAAGTTGGTTATTCATTAGATAAAACTTTTGCTTCTATTATTCCACAGCCTGTGCTATTATATATGAATGAACAAAAAACGTGTTCGTTTTATTTCAATAATGGAACAGCAACAAACCAAGTTACATCATATATGCCATTTGGTCAAGATTTAGTATATAATGGTTCAGATTATACTTTAAATTTTGGGTGGGATAATAGTTCCTTTCATTTAACACCTATTCAAAATAATATTTTTATTACTTACTATTATAATTATTTAGCGAATTTATATAGCAAAAAGCAACGTTTAACCTATTGTAAAGGCTTATTCCCTACTCCAATACTTACGAGTCTAAAAATGAATGATCGCTTAATCATTCGTGACAAAAGATATATTATTAATGAGATAAAAACGAATCTAAATACTGGTGATGTAGATTTAGTTTTATTGCACGATTTTAGATCTTTAAGACCATTAAGTTTAGGCAAAGCAGGTAAAGGAATAGGGTCAGTATTAACACCAATTTCTTTAGGAAATGGAGTTACACAAATTGACTTAGATATGGGTTCAACTGGAATTACAGCCAGCGCATTATCCATTACAACAGATACGGACATTACTTTCACTTTTCCATCTACTACACCAAGCTATACAATCATTGCTGAAAACTCAGACGATTTAATTACTGAAGAAAGTATTGAGTATTTCCGTTCAGAAGAATATGATACAATTGTCTATCAAATTGATATGACTACGACATATGACAATGGAACTATTGAAACTGAAACAATGACTTTAACACAAGAAGTATGATAAAACACATATTAGACATCCTAAAACTCGATGATTTCTACGGAAAGTCGGACTACATAGATATAGCTAAAGGAAGATACGAAATACCTAAGAGTATTAAGGGAGCATACAAACAGGGCAAACGTAAGTTAAAAGAAAAAGACTATAAGTAATGGCTGAAAAGAAAGTAATAGAACTCGAAATAAAAACGGATTCTGTAGGCAATTTAAAATCTGAATTAAGAAAGGCACAAGCTGAAGTAGCTGCATTATCTGAAAAGTTCGGTGCCACATCTCAGGAAGCCGTAAACGCTGCCAAGAAAGCCGCTGAATTAAAAGATGCTATTGGAGATGCTAAAGCGTTGACAGATGCGTTCAACCCTGACGCTAAGTTTAATGCTTTATCTGCTTCTATTGGTGGTGTGTTAAATGGCTTTCAGGCTTTTGAAGGGGCATTAGGTCTTATCGGTGTAGAATCTGAAGGAGTACAAAAAGCATTACTTCAGGTACAAAGTGCTATGGCTTTATCTCAAGGTGTACAAGGCTTGATGGAAGCTAAAGACTCCTTTGTTCAATTAAAAGCCGTTATAGGTCAAACTGCATTAGGACAAAAAGCATTAGCTATAGGAACGAACATTGCTTCTGTAGCTATGAAAGCATTTAACGTAGTTCTAAAAGCCAATCCTATTGGACTTGTTATTACTGCTATTACAGCTTTGGTAGGTGCTATTGCTTTCTTCACAAGAGAAACTGGAAACGCGAAAGAAGCAGCAGAACAATATACACAAGCATTAGAGAATCAAAGACGAGCAATAGACGATAATTTCAATGCTTTAGAAAAACGTCAGAAAGAGCGTATTGATTTAATGAAAGCGCAAGGCGCAACAGAACAACAAATCTTTGAACAAGAACTTAAAAACACGCTTAAATTAGCTGAAGCTAAAGCACAGGCACACGTTAAAGAAAAGTATAGCTATCAGAATTTACGTAGACTATACAAGCAGTTAATGGATCAGGGCAACGAAGAAGAAGCTGCTGGAGTACGTGAGCAATTAAAAACATCTCGTGAAAGATACTTAGAACTTCAAAAACAATCTAAAGACTATTACCATCAAATATCTCAAGACAATAAAATCTTTAATGCTGAGAACGTACAAAAAAATAAAGAAAATGCAGAGAAAGTACGTGAGAATGCTATAGAAGTTCAGAAGCAACAAGCAGAAGATAGAAAAGCAGCTAACGAAAAACGAAAGCAAGAAGAAGAGCAAAGATTAAAAGAAGAAAGAGAGCGTTTAGAAAAGCAAAAGGAATTCATCTTAACCGAAGATATAGAGGAAGCATTAAGACAACAACTTGTAGACTCTGAAGCAGCAAAAGACGAAATACGTCAAGAAGCAATAGCTAAACAAGAGGAAGAAGAATTAATGCTAATGCAGTTTAAAGGTGATCTATACAAACAAGACGTAGACAACTTTGACGAAGCTGAAGCAAAGAAAAAACAACTCAGAGAAGACAATTTAAAGAGTGGTGTTCAACAAGCTAAGTTAGCTTTGGATTTAATTGCATCTATAGCAGAATCAAATGCTGGTGAAGACGAATCAAGACAGAAGAAAGCCTTTCAATTAAGAAAAGCAGCTAACATAGCGAGTGCTACTATTGACGGATATAAAGCAGTTTTGTCTACTTATGCAGATACTCCAGGTGGTCCTGTAATTAAAGGTGTGGCCGCTGCCATTGCTGGGGCATTTGCTTTGCTTCAAATATCTAACATTGCCAAGTCTGATTTTAAATCTTCAGCTACTTCTTCTACGTCATCTTCTCCAAGTGGTGGAAGTTCAGCTGCTGGTACATCTTCTGTAATCACACCTAACTTCAACATAGTAGGAAACGCACAAGCTACAAACCCATTAGCTGGATTAGGCAACCAACCTATACAAGCCTATGTAGTGAGTGGTGAGGTTACGACAGCACAGAACTTAGATAGGAATAGAATTAATTACGCAACGTTCGGGTAGTATTAAAGTTATTAGGATATGAAAATTATAGAATTGGTTATAGACGAGAAAGATGAGATGAGCGGTATAGATGCCGTTAGCGTAGTTCATTCTCCAGCGATAGAGGAAAACTTTATAGCATTAGGAAAACACGAAGTAGAACTTAAAAAGATAGACGAAGAAAAACGTATCTTAATGGGTGCTGCTTTAATTCCTAATAAACAAATCTACCGAGTAAACGAAAAGAAAGAAGAGTATTACATTTTCTTTAGTGAGCAAACGGTTAAGAAGGCTTCTGAGTTATTCCTTATGCGTTCAAATCAAAATAACGCTACCTACGAACACAAAGACAAGTTAGAAGGTCTAAGCGTAGTAGAAAGTTGGATCATTGACGATGAGAAATCGGATAAAAGCAGATTATATGGTTTTGATTTGCCAGTAGGAACGTGGATGATTTCTATGAAGGTGAATAACGATGAGGTGTGGAAAGACGTAAAAGAAGGTAAGGTTAAAGGCTTTTCAATAGAAGGTTACTTCGCAGACAAATACGAAATGAGCCTTAAAGATACGATTAGTGATCCACAAACAGAAGACGAACTTATTGAAAAAATAAAAGAGATTATCCGCAATGGCGAAGCAAACTAACGTCACTAACTTTCTTAAAAAGCCAAAGGTTAAAAGACCTAATGTTCACGCAAAGACGAAAGCGAGTAAATTGAAGTCAAGTAAAAATTACAAGAAACTTTATACAGGACAAGGATAAATGGAAATTCCATATTTCATAAGATATAAAGATTTTACCACTATTGATCCAGCGGACTTACTTTATTTAGACGATGTAAATAGTGATGTAATAAAGCGAGTTAGCGTACAGGACTTTGCAGATGGATTAGCACCAATTATTGAGCCATCTCTAACAAAAGACAGAGGTTCGTTTTATGACACTACTACGCAAACTTGTACAAGTGGTGGTATTGAAGCTATGAGATTTAACTCTGTGGATTCTGACGCAACAAGTGGTGTAAGTATAGCAAATAACGGAAGCGGACATCCTACACGTATTACTGTCTCTAAGACGGGAGTATATAATGTAATGTTTTCTGCTCAGCTACAAAGAACAACGGGCGGTGCGAGTAAGCAAGTAATTATATGGATGCGAAAAAACGGAACCGATGTAGCATATACGGCAACTCACTTAGCAGTACAAGCGAATGCTATTTATTTAGTAGCAGCGTGGAACTTTTTCATAAAGCTAACCGCTGGTCAATATTGCGAGTTAATGTGGACACAAGACGATGCAATAGATTTAAGATACGATCCAGCTAATACAACGGTTCCTTATCCTGCTACACCAAGTATAATTTTAACAGTAAACGAAGTATAACGACTAATATATTAATCATTAAGCACTAAAAAGACGGATAATGACTAATATATTATACAAACTAATAGATATGGCAAAAAAACAAAAAACATTAAGTAACACATCTCCCAAAGGTGGTAGACGTGGATGTCTATGCGATGACGGAACGTATAAGGCAGAATGCTGCGATGGAACACTACAAGCACAAGGAGTAGGAAGCATCGTTAACCAAGAAACATCTACCGTAGTAAACACGAATGCACCGAGAACTATTGTAACTACTAACGGGTAAAAATACAACAGACAAAACACGAATAAGTTAAATAGAAAAGTAATAGTATTATGAGCAACATTAATAACATTCTATCAAAGATTGAAAAAGCTAATAAAATTGAAGAGGTTAAATTAGCTAATCATAGAGTTGAATTAGGACTGAGAGATGACATTATTGCAGGATTTCAGAAATATTTAGGTCAAAGAGATGCTGCTAAAAAAGCAATTAGCAAGGCTGAAAATGTGGTTATTGATGCCTATAATAATTACGCTGCATTAGCTGGAGCCGCAAATGCTACACTTGGTGATTTAAATACATTGAAAGCAAAAGCAAAAGAATTAGGAATTGATTTAGATCCTGATATGACAGGCATTGAAAAAAAGATGAAAGACGAATTAAAAGTTCTTAAACCAAACGCAGCAACTATTCAAAACACAGCAAAAGGATTAGCTGATATTAGAGTTTCTATTAAATAAATAATAATGAAAACAAACGTAATAAACCAAATTAAACAACTTCTTGGAATGGAAGTAAAACTTGAGCAAATGAAACTTGCTGATGGAGTAACTGTAATCGAAGCGGATTCTTTTGATCCTGAGATGGCAGTAGTAATCGTGACAGAAGACGAACAAAAAATTCCTTTGCCTGTAGGTGAATATGAATTAGAAGACGGTCGTATTCTTGTTGTAGCAGTAGAAGGTATCATTGCTGAAGTTAAAGAAGCACCAGCACAAGAAGAAGAAGCACCAATGGAACAACCTGAAGCGGAAGTGCCTGTTGAAGCGGAAGCTGAAGTAGAGGTATCTACTCCTAAGAAGACTGTTGAATCTATCATTAAAGAAACGTTCTTCTCTGAGATGGAAGCATTGAAACTTGAGAACGAAGAGTTGAAAGCTAAATTGGAAACGTTTTCTAAAGTTGAGCCTACTACAGAAGTTACTACTGAAGAAGCTACTGAAAAAGTTGAACTCGAAGAAGTAAAACCTATTTCTTTCAACCCTGAAAAAACTAATCCTACGGAGTTCTTTAAACTTGCTTCTAAGAAGCCAAGAACTACTATGGATGTAATCCTTGAAAAACTTAATAAATAATATTAATAACTTAAAAATCAATTAATTATGGATACGACTGTTTCGATTAGCACAACGTATGCGGGAGAATTTGCAGGTAAATATATCGCTGCTGCTCTCCTTTCTGCTCCAACTTTAGAGCAAGGTGGACTTACTATCCATCCAAATGTAAAGTACAAACAAGTTATCCAAAAGGTAGCAACTGACGGAATCGTTAAAGACGCTACTTGTGACTTTGATGCTACTTCTACAGTAACACTTACTGAGAAAGTTCTTCAACCTGAAGAGTTCCAAGTAAACCTACAATTGTGTAAAAAATCTTTTCATTCTACGTGGCAAGCTGCTGAGATGGGTTATGGAGCATTCGATGTTCTTCCTAAATCTTTCGCAGATTTCCTTATCGCACACGTAGCTGAGAAAGTAGCTTCTCACATCGAAGGTGTTATTTGGGAAGGTAACAACGCATCAGCTGGTGAGTTCTCAGGAATTATGCGTCAGTTGACTACAGATGCCGAACTTCCATCTGCACAAGAAATCGCTGCTGTTGGTGGTGGTGTAAATGCTGGTAACGTTATTGCTCAGTTGGGTTCTATCGTTGACGCTATCCCTACACGTTTGTATGGTGCGCCTGATCTTAAATTGTATCTTTCTTCTAACATCGTACGTGCTTATATCCGTGCTTTGGGTGGATTTGGTGCTTCAGGTCTTGGTGCTAATGGTACTAATAACCAAGGTACACAATGGTACACTAATGGTTCTTTGAGTTTCGATGGCATTCCAATCTTCCTTGCTAACGGTATGGATAACAACAAAGGTTTGGCTACTACTACTTCTAACCTACACTTTGCGACTGGTTTGATGAGTGACCTAAACCAAGTTAAAGTTTTGGATATGAGTGAATTAGACGGAAGTGAAAATTGCCGAGTAATTATGCGTTTTACAGCTGATGCTAAATATGGTTTTGCTGGAGACATCGTAACGTACGGAGTAACAAACTCAGCTAACTAATATTACTGACTTAAATTAACGAGGGTGGTGGAATATCTGCCACCCTTTTTTTAATAACTTTAAATACTAAATAAAATGTCTTGTGATATAGCAAATGGTGTAGCAGAACCGTGTAAAACCGCAGTTGGTGGATTGGATGCAATTTACCTAATTAACTACGGAGATTACGCTGCTTCAGATATTACGTACAACGCAACAGCAACAGATCAGATTGACGACGTCAATTCTGTTTCTTCTATCTACAAGTTTGAATTGAAAGGTGCAAACTCTTTCGAGCAAACTATTACTTCGAGCCGTGACAACGGAACTACTTACGTAGAGCAAACTTTGACTGTTACTCTTAAACAACAAAGCGCAGCAAAACACAAATTAGTTAAATTGTTGGCTTACGGACGTCCTCACGTTATCGTTAGAACTCGTGCTGGTCAATATTTCCTTGCTGGTCTTGAGCGTGGAATGGACTTAACAAGCGGTGTTATCTCTAATGGTACTGCAATGGGAGATTTGAACGGTTACACACTTACCTTTACGGGTATGGAAAACATCCCTGCTAACTTCTTGAACTGCTCTACTGAAGCAGGATTGGTTACAGTTATGTCTTCCGCTACTATTGTCACTTCATAGTGTTTCTTTCATAGTGTTAGATTGGGGAGGCTTCGGTCTCCCTTTTCTTTTTAAAAACAATTTGGGATAAGTGTAGTTAATATAGTATGATTATCTTACAGGAAGTAGGTACGGCACAAAGTTTTTCATTTATCCCTCGTTCGGATAGCTATAATACTTTGCAGATTACAGATGAGCAAACGGGCGTAACATCAAACGTTACTATCACGTCTTATGTTATAGGTCAGTATTACCATACGATCACAGCTACGTTTTCTTTAAAGCAGAATCATTACTACACACTAACACTAAAGCAAAACACGGACATAGTTTACAAAGACAAGGTATTTTGTACTAATCAGTCTATACCGACTTTTAGCGTAAACAACGGTCAATACATAGTGAATACGTCAAATAACGACTTTATACTTTATGAGTAATATACACGTACTTAAGCTGGCGCAATACGAACCGCCTGTAGTAGAAGAAAGTAAAAAACACGAATGGGTTACTTATGGTGAGAACAATTCTTACTATACTTTCCTTATGGAGCGTTACAAAAACTCTACTACAAACAATGCTATAATAAACAATATCTCTCGTCTAATCTACGGAAAAGGACTTAGTGCAACGGATGCTAACAAAAAGCCTAATGAGTACGCTCAGATGAAAGCTATGTGTAGTGCTGAAGACTTGCGTAAGGTGGTGTTAGACTTTGAGATGTTAGGACAAGCTGCGTTCCAAGTACATTATACTGCTGATAGAAAAAAGATACAAAAGTTATATCATATTCCGGTACATCTATTAGCACCTGAGAAGTGTAATAAAGACGGAGAGATAGAAGCGTATTACTATTCTAATAATTGGGAAGATACACGCAACTATGCACCCGAAAGAATCCCAGCTTTTGGATATGGAAGCGAGAAGGTAGAGATACTAATTGTTCAGCCTTATTCAGTAGGGATGAAGTACTTTAGTTACGTAGACTACCAAGGTGGTATACCTTACGCAGTCTTAGAGGAAGAGATTTCTAACTATTTAATCAATGAGGTTCAAAGAGGATTTTCGGGGCGTATCGTGGTCAACTTTAACAACGGAGTTCCTACTCCCGAAGAACAAGATATTATCAAATCTAAAGTTCTTAGCCAACTTTCAGGAACAGACGGACACAAGGTTATCGTAGCATTCAATAACAACGCAGAGAGCAAAACTACGGTAGATGCAATGCCCGTTAATGATGCACCTGATTTGTACAATACTTTGAGCGAAGAATGTATGCGTAAGATAATGCTATCGCATAACGTTACTTCTCCTTTGCTTTTTGGTATTGCTTCGGCAAATGGTTTTAGTTCTAACGCTGATGAGTTACAAAACTCTTTCATCCTATTTGATAACTTAGTAGTTAGACCTAAACAAGAAGTAATTTTAGACGCTATTGATAAAGTTTTAGCCTATAATGGAGTTAGCCTTAATCTATTTTTTAGAACTCTTAAACCACTTGAATTTAATGATCTTGAGAACGCACAGACGCAAGAACAAGTAATTGAACAGACGGGTACAGAATTAAGTTCACACGATGATTTAATCTCTAATGCTCTTATAGACTTGGGTGAAGAACCTGATGAAAATTGGCTTCTAATAGACGAATTTGAAGTTGACTATGATACTGACGATAAAGAGAACGAAATACTTTCTAACGGGCTTAAATTATCTTTATTTGACAAAATAATTAACCTTGTATCTACAGGAACGGCAAGACCTAACGCAAAATCAGAGCAAGACGAAAAAATAGACGGAGTAAAGTTTATTACTCGTTATGTTTATGCTGGAGACACTACAGAGAAAAGTAGAAAGTTCTGTAAGAATATGACTACTGCCAATAAGATTTATCGTAAAGAGGACATTCAACTTATGTCTAAGCAAGTAGTAAATGAAGGATGGGGGCCGAGAGGGGCTGATACATACGATATTTGGTTATATAAAGGTGGAGGTGCTTGTCATCACAGATGGAATAAAAGAGTATACGCAAGTTTTGAAGGAGTAGGTATAGATGTTAATTCCCCTAATGCTAAAATTATAGCTGGGAAGAAAGCGGAGCAGTATGGTTATGTAGTAAAGAATCCATCTTTAGTTTCTACTCGCCCTATTGATATGCCTAACAAAGGATTTTTACCAAAAGAAAATAAATAATGGCAGAAGCATTATTAATCACGAGAGCAGATGTAGTTAAGTTTACTGCCGTAAATGGCAACGTAGACACGGATAAATTTATTCAGTTTATCAAAATTGCTCAAGACGTACATATTCAATCTATCTTAGGAACTGATCTTTTAAATAAGATTAAAGCCGACATAGTAGCAAGTACTTTAGCTAACCCATATTTAACACTTCTAACGTCTTATATTAAGCCTATGCTTATACATTGGGCTATGGTAGAGTATTTACCTTTTGCAGCTTATACAATCGCAAATAAAGGAGTGTATAAACACGAATCAGAGAACGCTGTAACGGTAGATAAAAACGAAGTAGATTTCTTAGTAGAAAAAGAACGTCAGATAGCTCAGCACTATACACAAAGATTTGTAGACTATATGGCATTTAACCAATCGTCTTTTCCTGAGTATAACTCTAATTCTAATGGGGATATGTACCCAAGAACGGATAATAACTTTTTAGGCTGGGTTCTCTAATTTACACACTATGAAAAAATACAAACCGAAAGACAACAATATAAAGAAGTTAAAGTTATACTTACAGAAAGCGGAAAAAGATGGCGAACGACATAGGATGGGGAGCAGCAGTAAGTAACTTAATTGGATGGGGTAAACCATCTGAAGAGGGGGACAACTTTATAGATGAGATTGCACTTAATCTGTTGGAGACTGAAGCAGACGATTTCTTAGTTACCGAAGCACCTACAAGTGCAGACAATGGATGGGGTGAAGCATACGATTATTCATATTGGGGAGATACAATTCCTGAAAGATAAAATATAAAAAATGGCAGAGAAAAAAATTAGTCAGTTAACAGCGAAAGGTGCAGCAATAGCAGCTACGGATTTGCTTGTAATTTCAGAAGATGCGGGTGGTGGTTCATATACAACTAAAAGTGTAACTGGTGCAAACATTTTAAGCCCTCGTGTTCAATCTGTGACAAGTTCAGCTACAGTAACTGCTACATCCGCAAATGACTTAGTAAAGGTTACGGCACAAGCTGCTGGACTTACTTTGGCTAATCCTACGGGAACTTTTGTAGAAGGTCAAGCATTGATTTTTAGAATCAAAGATAATGGTACTGCACGTTCTATTGGGTTTGGTACTAAGTTTAGGGCTATCGGAGTTACTCTACCTACTACTACAACTATTAGTAAGACTACATATGTAGGATGTATTTACAATTCTACAGACGATAAATTTGATGTTATTGCATCTTTAACTGAAGCGTAATGTACTACGGACTATTAGGATTAGCTGCTAAAGTTTCAGGCGGTGGTTACGGCACATTAACAACTGCCTGGATAGCAGCCACAGGAGAAACTGATTTGACTATCATCGGTGCATTAAATACACTTGAGAGTGACCTGACTACCTATGGACTAACTTCTAAAATGAAGGCTTTGTATCCGTTTGTGGGTGGGACAAGTACCAAGCATTCATATAATTTTATCAATACTTCTCTTTATCAAATAACTTGGAATGGAGGATGGACTCACTCAAGTACGGGAGCATTACCAAATGGAACTAATGCCTACGGTAATACTGGTTTTAAACAAGTATCTAATTTTACAAGTACATCTACTGCATCAATAGGTACTTATTTACGTACTGATTCTTCTGTTCAGGGTGCAGATATGGGTGCTGGAAATACAAATAACGCATCTGAGGGAATACTGATCTATAGTTCTTTTCTTGGTACTACATATTATGGATGTGCATTGGGTTCATCTTTAATTGGTAGCGGAGACAGCAATTCTGATTCAAGAGGTTTTTATACTGTAGTAAGAGATAGCGGTGTTCAACGACAACATAAAAGAGGTAATGTAACTATTAATACTTCAGAAACAGAAGCGGTAGGTACAATTTCAGACGTAAACATTTATGTTGGTGCAGGTAATTCAACAAATCCAGGACCATCAAATGTATATTCTGATAGAGAAACTGCATTTGCTTTTATTGGAGATACATTGACACAAACTGAAATAGACAACTTCTATACAGCAGTACAGACATTCCAAACAACATTAAGCAGAAACGTATAATATGAAACTAATAGACATAACACAAGCAGAATATCCTAACTATGTAGGACTTTTGACAATCGCACAGAAAGACGAACTTGTAGGACAATGGTTCGCACCTGACAGCTACTTCAATCCTATTCAAGATGCGGATGACAACTGGATCATTTCAACAGAAGAGATGAGCCAATGCGTGAATCCTGATGTGATGTGGGTTAAGGACTTGGAATTGATAGCATATAAGCCGAAGCCATCTCCTCCGTTTCCTCCATTGAATTAACTTAATACAAGGGCAGTTTAAAGACTGCCTTTTTTGCTATGAGACTTTTATTTATTTTGATTAGTTTTTCGTCTTTTTCTCAGACACTATTAAAATACGATAACATAGAGTCTTGGACTTGGGCGGGTGCTTGGTGGAATATAACACCAGCGAGTTATTATACAAACGCATCCACAAGCGGTACTACTTCAGCAGCCATCTTAGGTGCGGGTAACGGGACTTCAGCAACAGAACAAAATTGGTATTCATTACCTAATGTAACGGGCTTAAATCCATTGTATCAATACGAGTTTAGATTTCGTTTAGGATCGTACACTTTCAGTAATGCAACTGCCACAACAAGGGGAGTAGATGTAGCTGATTTAATCGAAGTGCAAGTAAGTAGAGATAACGAACTAACATATACATCAGAATTACGTATAACGGGCTTTAATAACTCTACGTGGGCTTATCAGTCAGCAACTATAAACCACACAGCAGACGGAGTATATAATAGTTCTACGGATGTTTATGCAAGTGTAAGCGGAAATAATAACGGATTAAGTACGGGATATTCTACAATTAAACTAAAGATTAGCGGAATAACTCAAATAGCGGTAGACATCTTAGCCCGTGTTAATTCAGCTGGTGAAGAATGGTGGGTAGATAACATTGAACTTTGGCAAATCACGAATCCCTTACCTATAGAGTTTGTTTCTTTTAAAGGAAACTTAGATAGTCTATGGTGGGAAAGCGCATCTGAATTTAATAACGATTACTATACTATAAGCCATAGTTTAGATGGATATACCTTTGAAGATGTAGAATATGTAAACGGATTTGTTTACTCTATAGAGCCTAAACGCTATGCTATTCAGAACACGGAAGGGAAAGGCTATTTTAAACTATCACAAACGGATAAAGATGGTACTAAAACTGAGTTAGATATCATTTTTATTCAAGAACAAAAACAACGAATCTTATTAAAAGTAGTTAATATGTTAGGGCAACAAGTAGAAACGCTTACAGAAGGGCAAGTGTATTTACTTATTTACTCAGACGGAACTATTCAAAAGATAATTAAATGACACCTCAGATAGTCGCAGATTATACAAAAAAGCACGGCACATCTTTCCTTTTGATTTGTGCTATATTTTGGCTTAATAACCGTCTTTCTAACGTAGAAGCTAAATTATATGACTGCTTAGAAGATAGCGCACAGATGAAAGCTACACCGGTACATAAGCCAAGTCTACACAAATACGAACCTATCTACGCAATTTTACCAAAAGAAGAAAAATATGGAAAGTCTAAGAGACAGATGGAAGGCTAAAACTCCTGAGTTTTGGAAGAAAGTTCAACGAGTAGGAGTAATAGCTGGAGTTATTGGGGCTACTTTACTTGCTGCACCGGTAGCATTACCCGCTTCGATCATTACAGGAGCAGGGTATTTAGTAGCGGTAGGTGGTGTAACAGCTACACTTAGCCAACTAACCAAAGAGTAATCTATGAATTTATCAAAACACGTAACTCTAGCAGAGTTTGAAAGAAGCGAAACTGCAATTAATAGAGGTATTAACAACTCTATGAATGAATGGGAAATTGAAAGAGCCAAGTTAGTATGTGAGAATTGCTTTGAGCCTATACGTACTAAAGTAGGTGCGCCTATACGTATTAACTCAGGTTTTAGAAGTGGTGCTTTAAACAGGGCAATAGCCAACGCTTCAACTACATCTCAGCATAGTTTAGGCGAAGCAATAGACTTAGATTTACACGATAGAAACTTGTTTGAGTGGATTATTGATAACGTAGAGTTCGATCAATTAATTTTTGAAGGTGGAACTACTGATAAAGCAGATTGGTTTCATATCTCTTATAGAAAAGGAAGACTTAGAAAACAAGTACTTCGAATGGTGAAGAAGGGTGGAAAGACTACCTACATACCTTACGTAAGAAAATAACGCCGAGTAACCCCTCGGCTTTTTCATTTAAACTATGACAAGGAAAAGACTCTTCTTCGATATTGAAGTAAGCCCAAATGTCGTTTTAAGCTGGAGAACTGGATATAATCTAACTATAACTCCATTTGACATTATTCAGGAACGTGCTATTATTTGCATCTGTTGGAAGTGGGAAGGAAAAGACGAAGTACATTCCTTAACTTGGGATAAAAAGCAAAATGATAAAGCAATGCTAAAAACCTTTTTAAAAGAGGTAAATAAAGCAGATGAACTTATCGGGCATAACTCAGATAGATTTGATGTCAAATGGCTGCGCACAAGATGCGTTTACCATAGCGTTGATATGTTCCCTACCTATCAAACGTTAGACACGCTTAAAATGGCTAAAAGTGGCTTTATTTTTAATTCTAATAAGTTAGACTATATTGCCCAATATTTAGGAGTAGGTAAAAAGTTAGAAACGGGTGGGCTTGATCTATGGAAAAAAGTGTGTTTAGAGAAAGACGAAACTGCCTTAGAACATATGGTGGAGTATTGTAAACAAGACGTAGTAATCTTAGAAAAGGTATTTGATAAGCTAAGACCATATTCAAAGCATAAACTAAACTACGCTATGTTAAGAGGTGGGGATAAGTTCGAGTGTCCTAATTGCGGTACGTACAATGTTAAGTTATCTAAGACGTACACAACGAGTGCCGGAGTAATGCGTCATTCTTTCGTATGTAAGGAAGGATGTCGAAGCGCATATACTGTTAGTAACAAAACTTATCAGGATTGGCTTAAACATCTTATCTTAGTCAAGAATATAAAATAGTTTTTGTTTCTTTTAGGTGTTTAGAGGGTGGCTTTGGCTGCCCTTTTTTATTAAATAGTATTTACATAAAAGCCTTTATTTGTAAAGAGTATTTGCTATTAACAATCAAATGTTAATTAAATAATTGTTTAAAAGTAATTGCTTATTAACAAATAGTGCTTATATTTGTCAAAACAATTAAAAGAAACACTATGAAAAAACAACTGAAAGAAGCCCGTATGCTTCACCTGAGAGCAGACCAGCTTTTAGAACTTTGCGAAGAAGCGCAAAAGAAAGTAGAATCAATGTGCAGATGGAATGTAGAGGTAGCAATCCCGAACGGATTTGAAACTCATTCTGACGAGGATATTGAATTTCAAGAACGAGTAGTAGAACGTATATGGAGAAGCTACCGAGTATTAGTAAACAATATCAACGAAAACACGCTATGAAAGAAGATTTAATTAAATACGTTGAACAATTAGAAATTGAACGACAAGAGAACGCTGAAGTATATTCAAAAGAAACGTTAAACAGATTAGAGAATTTAATTAAGGAGTATCACAAACTAATATTATCGCTATGAAAACACGTAACCCATTTAAGAAAGCAGTACAGGTATTAAACCAACACTTAAAAGCTACGACATTAGAGAACGAGTTTATCCCTAACAACGGAGTAAGACACGGAGACTTAAAACGCTACTGGGATAATTACAATGCAGCATTAGTTAACCGAATCTCAGAGATCAGAAGTTATGAAAAGCTATAAGATAACATACAGAGTAAAAGTTAAAGATTGGGAGACACGTTATTTAATAGTTCGTGCTTACACACATTCAGAAGCTAAAGAACGCTTTACACTTTGGAAAGGATTAATAACAGATATAAACGAGATATGAAAACGGCAATACAAGAACTAATACATTTTATTGAAAACGATAGGATGCAATCTATATACACAAAAGAACAGATATTAGAATTACTCAATTTTAAATTAGAAAAAGAGAAGGAGCAGATAGTTAATGCTTTTGAAATCGGATATGATAATGGTGCTTGTGTGCAAGAAGGCAATGCTATTTATCACGGAAGCAATTACTACAACGAAACCTTTAAATCAGAGTAAGATGAAACAGACAGCAGTAGAATGGCTTATAGATCAAGTTAATACAGCTAAATGGAAATTTGCTGATAAAACAGATAGAGAAGCTATTATTCAACAAGCCAAAGAAATGGAAGAAGAGCAGATAATAGAGTCCTACTCAAGCGGATATACAGACTCTTCAAATAAATACAGATTTAATAGAGATTATTATAATACAAAATACACCTTAAAACAAGAGTAAAATGAGTTACGAACTAAACACGATCAGAAACACAAAAAAAACATTCGGTAAAAACAAACGATTTCTATTTGAGGATTTCTTAATAGCTTGTCCTTTCTCTATTGAGTATTTAAGACAGAAGAACCGTAAACAAGAAGTGATGCAATGGAGACAGATAGGAATGAGTTGGTACGCTATGGAATATAACTCTCTTACTGAAGCTGGTTCTTTCTTTAGACATAATCATTCAACCGTAGTTCATTCTTTAAAGTGTGTACAGGATAGAAAGTGGAATCCGTCTTTAGATGAAAAAGTAAACAAAATTGTTGACCTAATAGAACAAGAGATAGAGTACAACGACGAAATAGGAATACGTGAAATTAATTCACTTATGCACCTTGAAAAATTAATTAGAACTAAACTTGCTTTCGTTGAAAAGTAGTATATTTGTAAACAATAAATAATTAAACACTATGAAACATTTATTTAAAGCGTTGGCTGAATTCCAACAAGAAGTACCTGTA